GCTTCTGTAGAAAACGGAAGTATTTTCTATCAGCAAGAATTGACGGTTATCTTGAATAAACTTCAAGCTAATACTAGAAATGAATTGTTGCTCTTGGCTCAAAATCTTTTGGTTGCAGTAGTAGGAGATAACAATGGTAAATATTGGTATCTTGGTAAAACTAGAGGCTTAGACGTAACTGCTGGTTCATCTCAAAGCGGAACTGCTATGGGGGATAGAAGTGGTTATACTTTGACTTTTACTGCTAAAGAACCTGCTCTTGCTCCAGAGGTTGCTTCTGGTGTCATTGCTGGTCTAGTAACTACTAGCTAAATTGTGCAGTTTTGATTTTTATATACCCCTTGCAAGTGCAGGGGGTTTTTTTGTTAAATACCTTATTAATTAGCATTTATATTTGAATGATACAATTAACTAAAGGACAGACAGAATACGTTTATTTAACGCTAACAGAAAAGCAAACTATTGCTAGTCCTAATTATTTGTTTACGTTTAAGAATCGCAGCACTAATACAGAAGTAAAGTTTGTTTTATTATTTGCTGCTGATGTATCGTTATTTAAAGAAAGATATAATAAATTCAGTATAAAGGTAGATAAGTATTTTTCTAGTAAACCTAGAGGACAATGGACTTATGAAATTTATCAGCAAACAAGTTCTTCAAATACTGATGTAACTGGATTAACTTTGCTAGAATCTGGGATTATGTGGTTAAATGATGCAGAAGAAATCTTTACCGAATACCAGACTAAAGACACATATAAAATAAGACAATGAGTAGCGAATTTTTATTGATACAATTTGCAGAGGCTAAGCAACCCGAATACAGAGAAAAAAAGAAAGAGGGTTATATGGAGTATGGGGATAGAAACGACTATCCTAATTACCTAGTAGAGTTATTTAATAAGTCTGCTAAACATAATGCTATTGTAAGAAATAAGGTTCACTACATTTGTGGTAATGGATGGACTGGCAATGACGAGTTTATAGAAAAGCCTAATAGAAGTGAGAATCTAAACGACCTAACTAGAAAGATTAGTTTAGACCTTGAATTATTTGGAGGTGCTTATATTGAGGTTATATGGGGTTTGGGTAAGGTTGCTGAAATGTGGCATATTGATTACACAAACATTCGTACTAACAAAGACAATACGCAGTTCTGGTATAAAGAAGATTGGAAGGCTTATAAAAAAGATGTAGAATATATTTACCCAGTTTTCAATCCTAAAGTCCCACAAGGCAAACAGATTATTTATCTAAAGGAATACAGACCTAATATAGGGGTTTATTCTTTGCCAGTTTACTTCGGTGCGTTAAACTATATAGAGAGCGATGTAGAGGTATCTAAACACGTTCTAGGTAATGCTAAGACTGGGTTTAGTGCTAGTAAATTAATTACCCTACCAGATGGTCAGCCTTCTAGGGAGGAAATGAACGAGATTCATAAGAAGTTTAAAAATACCTATACTGGTGCTGATGGTGTTAAGTATATGTTGTCTTTTGTTAACGATGCATCTAGGAAGCCTATTGTTGACGATTTAGGACAATCAGATTTAACTAAAGAAGATTTTGGTAGGGTAGATGAGTTGATTCAAACTAATATATTCTCTGGACACCAAGTTACAACACCTTCTATTTTTGGAATAGCAGTAGCAGGTAAGCTAGGTACTAGAACAGAGATGAGGGATGGGTATGAGATTTTCAAGAACACTTACGTTAATGGTAAGCAAATGTTTCTTGAAAGTTTTATGAATGATATGGCTAAATACTTTGGGTATACCGAAGATATGAAGTTAATACCTTGTGAGCCTATCGGAATTGAATTTAGCGAAAGTGTTTTACAAAATGTAATGAGCAAAGATGAGATAAGAGAAAAACTTGCTTTGCCTAAATTAGAAGAAAGAGTAGAAACTAGCAATCAAGATATAATTGATGCTATTAATAGTCTAAGTCCATTGGTTGCAAATAAGGTTTTAAATAATTTAACATCTAATGAGTTACGTTCTCTTATTGGATTAGGTCAAACGGAAGGTGGTGAAAAAATAAATACAAGTCCAGAATTAAACCCAGTAGAATTAGCAGACCAATATTCTGTATTCTTTGAGTTTGGTGAGGAGAAAGAAGGCTATGAGGTATGGAAACAGAAAGACCATTTCCAAGATGTTGAGTTATTTGCAGATGTAACACAATTACAATCTGATGTTTTGGACTTAATCAGTAAGGATAAAAGAATAACCCCAGAGGTTATAGCTACTACACTAAAGCAAGATATTGCAGATGTAAAGAGAGTAATAGCTGATTTAGTAAAAAGAGGTTTTATAAACGTATTAGAAACTACAATAGGTAAAGGTATTGATGAGAATATTGTAATAGAAAGACAACTAACCGAACCTTTGAGGGATATTGTAGAAAAGGTAAAACCCAAGACTACTGAATTTCTAATTAGATATTCGTATGAGTGGAAAGCGGGGTTTAGCAAAAAAGATATAAAGACTAGCAGAGAGTTTTGTAAATACTTACTAGATGCTAATAAGTTTTATTCTAGGAGTGATATTGAGCAGATGTCTGCTAGGTTAGGTTATAGCGTATGGGATAGGAGAGGTGGATGGTACACAAAACCAAACACTAATGAACATTCACCAAGTTGTCGCCACATTTGGAAAAGTAACATTGTAACAAGAAAATAATGAGTGCTAATATATTATTTATAAGTGTAGAAAGTATTAAGGACAGAAGCGGATTGCATGGTAATGTTGATGAGAAGTTAATATTGCCAGAGATTAAGACCTGCCAAGATATGTTCATTCTACCTGCTTTAGGTTCTGCTTTATATAACAGATTGCAGGATGGTGTTGATTGTGGGAATTTGAATTGTGATGAAAAGACTTTGCTAGATGATTATGTAGTGGATTGCTTAATAAACTATGTATTAAGTGAGTTACCACAAGGTTTGTCTTATCAGTTTTATAATAAAGGCTTAGTTAGGAAAAGTTCAGAGAATACTGAATTACCTTCTATGCAGGATTTAATAGATATAGCTAACAGATATAAAACTAGAGCAGAGTATTACAAGCAAAGGTTAATTAAATATCTAAAGCAGAATCAAACACTTTATCCAGAATACTTAAACTATGGTTCTGGGTTTGATGCTATAAAGCCAGAGAATGATGGTTATACTACTTCTATATGGCTAGATGACCCGTATTGTTGTAAAGGAGAAAAGATATTTCGTGAACTCTATCAGGGTGACCGACCGCCCTGCTGCTACGATTAATATATGAGCAAGAAAGCAAACAAAAAAAACCAAGAGAAATTAAAAACGTATCTAAGTAAAAATGACGCTAAATCAAATAGTAAGCCAGATAACAAGTTACGGAACGAGCCATCCGCAGATAAGCACCGTTTACTTCGGTGATTTTGCAGATAAGCTAGACGATACCGATATGGTTTATCCTGCTATGTTTTTTGATGTGGACAATGCTAACTTTCAAGCTAAACAACTTTCTTACACTTTTAGCATTTATCTATTAGATAGGCATTTAGTAGAAACAGATGCTTTGGAGGTTTTAAGTGATATGAGTTTAGTGGCAGAAGATATAGTGGCAAGGCTTAGAACACCTAGCAATACTTGGATAACTGCAGATAATCTTAATGTTACTTTTTTTAGAGAAGCAGAACCAGATTATTTAGCAGGAGTTAGAATAGATGCGACATTAACATTACCGAGTTTAAACAATAGATGCCAGATACCATGACAAGTGATTTTAAACCAGCAGAATTAGATATAGAAATAGTAAAGGGAGATTATTGGGTAGAGAGTTTTGCTCTTACTTTAGACAATAATGCAATTAATCTTTCTAGTGCAAGTGTATTAATAGAGATAACACAAGGTTGTTCTACAAGTGTTTTATGGACTGCAAGTATAGGAAGTGGAATAACTATAAGCGGAGCAAGTAGTAACAAAATAGATGTATCTAAATTAGTTAACCTTGACGCTGGAAATTATGAGTACACTTTAAAAGTTACTTACAATACTGGAGTAGTAAAGACTTATTTGTGGGGCAATTTTAATGTCTATTTAGATATACCATGAGTGTAGAGTTAAACATAACAGAACAAAGTATAGATGTTTCGGTAACGGAGCAGCAAATAGATATAAATGTAAATACGTCTATTGTAGATGTAAATAGCACTAATGAGGTAGTTGAGATAGCTGCTGCTACTGGTATTATATACAATGCAAATGAACTATCTGGTTTAAGTGATGTAAGTGCAGTAAATCCTAGTGATGGTGATGTATTGCAGTATATTTCTTCTACAAATAAATGGACAAAGACATCTAGTATTAATTTTGGAACTTGGTAATATATGGCAAACACATTAAGATTTAAAAGAGGTTTAGTAGCGACAATCCCAACGGCTGCGGCTGGTGAGCCATTGTTCACTACTGATACTTTTGACCTATACATAGGCAACGGAACGACTAACACTCGCTTCCAAAAGTACATTTCAAGTGGAACAACATCCCAACTCCTTAGAGGTGATGGGTCTTTGTTAACTATGCCTATTGTGTTGACAAGTCCTTCAAGTGGGCAAGTGTTGAAGTACAACGGCACATCGTGGGTGAACGGTAGTGATGCGGGGATAACGGGTAGTGGTACAACAAACTACTTACCTAAGTTTACGGGTGCGAGTACGTTGGGGAATAGCAACCTGATTAATGACGCATTAGGCAATCTCGGTCTTGGGGTTACTCCGAGTGCGTGGGCGAGTAATAGTACAGTATTGCAAATAACAAAAGGCACAAGCATTGAATCTTTAAATAATGCTTTTGATTATTCTTCGTTAAATACTAATCTATATTTTAATAGCAGCAGAAATCCTATTTATTTAGGTAGTGGGTACGCATCAAGATATTACCAATATGAAGGTAGTCATGCTTGGCAAATCGCCCCTTATGGAACGGCAGGTAACGCCATCACCTTCACCCAAGCAATGACCCTCACCGCCAACGGGCGGTTGTTGTTGGGGACAACTTCAGAG